CTGCGGTTTCGCTCACATTCCCCGCCGTGACATACGTCAGCACATCAGCGTTCCGCGATGCCGTGGAGGAATTCGTTGGAATGTACGAGGAGGGGAAGGTTACGTTGTCCTCTACCTGCGCGCCCCATGCGTAGTAGGTGGCGTTGTTGACGCGGGTGTTAGATGCGTCGGCAGAAGCAGAGTAAATACCAAAAACTATCGTCGTTGCTCCTGACCCGATTTTCCCAACAAGAGTGCATCTATACCAACCGTTTGCAAATGATTCAATTGAAACAGATACGCTACTCGCGGTTCCAGCGGCGGTCGCAGAACCAACAAAGCCATTTGTCAGATCGAACCACCCTCTAGCAATGTTTGCGCCGTTGTTAAATGTGAAGCGCAACCATTGGGTATTTCCTTTCTTTAGAAACGCACTCATTACATAGGAAGCATCAGCAGTCATTGTGATGCTTTGGGTGATAGAGTCCGTTCCAGCAACCCCGCAGGTGCAAAGGTCAGCAGTCGTACGTCCATCAGGCGAAGCGATGTTGTCGCTCGTTACCGTGGTGTCCGTGTTCGTCCACACGCTGCTGCTCGCGGTGGTATCGAACACCTCGCTCCACTTGCACACATTCGTCCGCAGCCCCTCCGCGAGATACCCTTGCGTGATCCCCGTGGTCGCCTCGGAGATCGCAGCGCCAGTCGCCGGAGTCACCACGTTGCTCGCTACCGTGTTCCCGTTCTGCGTGGCGAAGTACTTGACGCCGTCCACATAGGCTCCGTGGTAGGGGGCGGACAACACGCCGACAGAACAGTACTCGCTCGGGTTCTGGTTCGCGCGGCCTGAGACTTCTTCTATCTGTATCTGGTTGACAGCAATTGCAAACGCGCCGCCACCTGTCCTGTCTATCCACCCCATGCCGTTAGACCCGGAGCCAGTACCCGTGAATGAATATCTTAGGTACGAACTTGTCAGCGTTGGGATTGCTGGCTCAACACCGAACCCAAAAACCTTCAACCCTGCCGGTTGTGAACCAGAAACGAGTTTTGCTTGGAAACTGACCGTATATGTCCTAGTTGTGGCTAATTGGTAGCCGCTATCGAATAGCCTTGCGTTTGCCGCCCCGTCAAAGTTAATCTGATTCGTTCCTGTCACCGTAGTATTGAACTTGGAGGCCCAATCAGAAACATCCTCGCTTTTCCGCGCCCCTGTTCCAATGAGGTTCTGCACCCTCCTCAAGCCCTGAAATCTCGCCTCCGCAGCCGCACTGGGCCGAATCAGCCCGTCCCAGCACTTCACCGTCGCCGTCGCCAAAGCGCGCGCAAAGGTCGGCGTGGGAGAGCCGCCGCTTTTCGCGGGGGCGAGCGATCCTTTCAGCGGCAGCTCGAAGATCGGAAGGATCTCGCCCGAACCGAAGTTGTTCGAGTACAGGCGCCGATTGCGCCGGCGCACGCACTCAGTCGCGCCGAACATCGTCCTCAGTCGGCCTGCTTACGCAGACCGATCGTGATGTCGTAAGTCGCACCACTCGAGGCGCCGGCCGTCGTCAGGATCAAATCTCCCGGCCCGCCGGCACTCCGAGGGTCCTTCAGGTAACAGTTGGTCGGAACGACCTCCTGGCTCGCGCCCCGGAAATCATCGTACCCGCTGCCAGAGAGAACGAGCGCCCGGTCATCGGTCGTGTGATCCCAGAGCAGACGAACACTCGTGAACCCCTGCACCGCCCAGCGCACCCAGGCGATGTCAAGACTCGCCGGCTCGGCACCGTCCCGCGCCAGGTACGCGCTCTTGTCCGCCTTGATGACCGTCGTCTCGCCAGTGCCGTCGGAGATGTTCAGGCAGTGAATGATCAGGTCATCGGCCGTCTGACCGACGACTTGCGTTGCGACTGTATCCGCCATTGCTTAGGCCTCCGTGATTTCGATTGCAACCGCCTGCAGCGCGACATCGGTCGAAGCTGCAGTCGTCGCGGTGAGCAGCACGTAGAAGGTCTCGTTCACCCCGACGACTTCGCTCAGAGAGGCCTTGCGGGAGTTCGAGGCAGAGAGGATCGTGTCCGCGGTCACCGAGACCTGGGTGATCGCACCGACACTTGCGTCGGTCACATCCGCCGCGGCCGCGGTGTGCTTGCGAAGATCGGCATCGAGCGTCGCGGTGTTTCCGGCGGACTCGATCTGCCCGACCAGGTGGAACCCCGTGATCGTGTCACCGACCTTCAACGAAGGCAGCGGAACGACGAGCGTCGCAGCAGTCTTCGCCGCGGGACAGGTCACCAGTCCGACATTGTCCGCGCCCGCAACGACCCAGCCTGCGGTCGTCCCGGCCTTCGCCTGGCCCGCGGCATTGACGAGGATCTTGCGAACCGAGCCCGTGAGATCGACCCCGTCGTCACGCACCCGCAGGTACACGCTGCCGTCGGGGCGCTTGAACTCCGCGAGAACGTCATCGGCGTCGGCGATCGAGGTGACCGCGGTCCCACTCCAAGCCTGGGCAGCGGCGTTCTTGGTCGCGCGCATGCGAAAGCGGTCGGTCCCCTTGGAGCTGTTCTTGACCGAACCCGAGAGCGTCGTCTCGGCGCTATCAAGCACTTCCCAGGCGAGGCCGCTCGATCGCGAGCGCTCGAAATGCACCGCCCCCGTGAAGGTGCCGCTCAGACTGTACTCGAGCGACTGTCCCGGGGCGAGCAGGAACTCGGGGCCCGATCCAACTGCGGCAAAGGATTTACTCAGTGTCGTCATCTCTCAGACTCCTACGTGTATCCAGAGAACTGCTGCATTACATTGCGAAGGTTGTCGGGGTTGACTTCGGATGCGGTCTTCGCCGCATCGGCAGCGACGGGCGCCGCGGCAAGCGCCTGCTGCTGCGCCAGTTGCTTGGCTCGCTCGGTCCGGATGATCGCGACCTTGTCGTCCGCGACGATCATCGAAGGATCGATCGCGAGCATGTCCGAGTACTTGTCGATCGCCTGGTCGACGTCGATCTTGTCCCAGACGCTCGTGTCCTGCTTGCCCTGGCCGATCAGCGCGACCGTCCCGATCAGCCGATCGACCGCGCCGAGTCCGACGGCGCGCTGCGCCTGTGCAAGAGTCGAGACGAACTCGACCTTCAGATCCATTCCCTGCATCTGCTCGGGCGGCGGGGGCAGAATCCCCGCCTGCAGCATCCGGATGAAGGTGTTGTCGATCAGGGGCGAGAGCAGCTCATCGTGCAGACGCTCGAGCACCGGCCCGAGCATCAGGAGCTTCTCCTCGTGCCTCTCCGCGATCTCGCGCGCGGTCACGGGCATGCGCCGCTGGTCCTGCGAGATCATCAGGAACAGGTCCGCATAGAACGCCTGGTTGATCCTCTGGCGAACGTCGTTGATGTCCGCGAGCAGGTGATTGAGATCGAGCCTGACGTCAAAGAGGTTCTGGATCTTCGCGCTGCCGGCGGTCTCGAGGTAGTTCACGCCCCCGGGGAGCGTGTCGACCTCGCGCCCCTTCAGCATCCCGGGAACCCCGATCGGGGGCAGCGTCATGTAGTCGATCCCCTGCGCCTTGCGAAGCTGCTCGTGCTGCAGCTGCTTGACATCGCCCAGAGCTTCCATCCCGGGGCCGCTTCCGTAGACGTCACCCCCTCGGGTGTGCCAGCGAGGGCACTGCGCCGGGAAGTCCTCGTATCCGGATTCGCGGAGGACCTTGTCCTCGTTGTCCCGCCCGAGCTCGAGGTAGCAGGACATGTAGGCCATGTTCTTCGGGTCCCGCTTGCTGTAGTCGCGCCCGCTCAACTCGCGAGGCTCGATCACATGAAGAACCGGACGCCAGGAGTCCAGGTTGCGGTGCGTGTCCCAGAGGTTCTTGACGCTCGAGCTGACATTCACCAATCCGAACATCTCGACCATCTGCGCGACCGTCATCTCGAACTCGCGGTACAGGGTGTTGACGCGCCCGCGGGAATCGGTCGCGAGCGCGTACTCACCCGCGGTCAGGGGGTTGTTCCAGATGACGGTGTCGAAGTCCGAGTCGATGATGTTCGCCGCAGTCGAAAAAGCGCCGAGCTCTTCGTACATGGTGTGAAGAGCACGGTAGGTGTTCGATCGAGCGAAGATGTCCCGCATCAACTGGCTGACGTTATTCAGCCACAGGTCGACGCCCTCGTCCTCCATCAGATCCGGGTCGGGGGTCGCCAGTCGAAACCAGGGGCGCGCCGGCGAAGTCATCCCAGCCATCATTCCGGCGGCGAGAATCCGGAGCGCCCGGGTCCCGGTCGAGTCGTAGATCTCGTTGAAGCTCTTGTCCCCGCGGTTGCGATCCTGGACGAAGAATCGCCCGCTGTACGGGAGCATGTACTTGGAGATGTCGGAGTAGCGCCTGATCCACGAAGTGCGCTCGGACTGGAGAGCGCCCCAGCGCTGGAGTTTGCGCTCCCGGAGAGTCAGCACTTAGCCGCCACCACCGAGGAGCTTGTTCTTGCCGATGTTCAAGAGCGAGGGCGCTGCGCCCCCGGGCCCGGTGAGCATCGTCGACCCGGCGCTTGCGGCCGCGCCCGGCACCGCCTGAGAGGCGCTCGCACGAGCACCGGCCTGGTCTGGCACCTTCGCCGCCTGTGGCTCTTTCGGCGCCTGGAACTGGGGAGTCGATCCCTTGCCCTGGCTCAGACTCGCCAACGTCGAGGTCGCTCCCAGCCCGACCATCGCCCACTCGAAGCCAGTACACATAGCAGACTCCTCAACGCTCTAGTTGTGCGTATGGATCATGCCCCCGGGCACCCGACTCAAGGTGCCCCCCGCGGCGCTTCTGGAGCTGCGAATACCGGGGCGTGTCTATCAAGGACAGGATGTAGGCGCTCGCCCAATCCGGGGAACGCTCAAGGCTCTTCAGCATCTCGTCTCTCGAGTCGATGTAGATGGTGCGACCACGGATGTGCCACTTCGGCATGCACAGGTCCGCACGCAAGCGCTTGTCCGGAGGGAGCGCGATCGCGTTGTTCGACTCCGGGTCAAGAGCCTCGCGCATCCTCCACCACAGGAGAGATCGAAGGTTCGCGAAGCTCAGGGCCCCGCTCAGGTCCGTCGCGTCAGTCGAGATGCCGACGTTCACGGCGATCGTCTGCAGCCCCGCCTCGACCAGGAAGTCGTAAGGCGAGGCCCCCACCCCGATCACATCAATATGGACCGGTGCGTGATCTCGCCGCGCCGCGACGACCAAGCCCGCAACGCTCGATCCGTTCGGTGTCTGGGCGCCCGAGTACACGAGAGGCTCATCGAACCACAGGTCCTCGTGCCTTCGTGCGATGATCGTGTTGTCCGCGCCGCCCCGTGCGACGTCAACCCCCATCGAGAGCATCGCGGGCTTGCGATCTCGCCTGACCCAGCGGCTCATCGCCGCGTCGACCCACTTCGAAGGGATCACCTGCCAGGGGTCATCGACCTTGCCGGCCTTGAAGTCCCCGTAGAGCATCTGGCTTCGAAGGGGCTCCGGCAGCGCCTGAAGCGTCGCGATGTAGCCTGTGCCTGCGAGGAAGATGTTGTCCTGAACGTGCGACGGGATGAAGGTGCGCGACTGCGGGATCACGAGCTCGCCCTTGACCTTGAACCGGTCCCCGTTCGGGACCTCGACCTCCCGGCCCCTGACCATCGCGTACCAACGAAGCTCCCCTGCCGCCGCCGGCACCGGGTGAGTCTCGTCAAGCCAGGGTGCGAAGAACTCCTCGACCCACAACCCCTCGACCGTCGTCGGCGGGTTGAACGTCAACAGAGTCTGGCAGCGTTGGGATGGGTTGGTGGTCCTCACCCACCCCATCAGGAACCGGACCTGGGACTCGAGGAAGTTGGCGGCCTCGTCCAGCACGAGCAGGTCCTTGGGACGCCCCTGGTACTTCTTCTCGTCACCTGCGTTCGGGACGCTCCCGAACTCGATCTGGACGTGACGCGGGCCGCAGTCACGCCAGATGCGCTTCTGGCCGTTGTATCCACGGTCTGTGCCGACGATCTCCCGGATTCGGTCCTCGATCGCGGTGAGCTCGGTCCCCTCACGACGGAAGATCGCAACTCGCTCGTGCTGGGTCAAGGCCTTGCCGACGGCGAGATCGGTCTTGCCCCCTCCGGCAGCGCCCCCGTAGCCGATGACGTCAGCGACGCAGTTGTAGGCAAGAGTCTGGGGTCCTGGCAGCGGACGCCAGATCGGAGGGTCGCGTGCGACGATCGAGGCGAGCTCGGCGCGTTCGTCCGGGGTTGCGACTGAGAGCAGCTCGACGAGCTCGGCGGGGGTTGCGCCTTCTATCACACAAGGCCCGAGTCCGCGATCTTCGCCCTCTCGCAGGTTTACCTGTCCGCCAC